TCTAATAACCCAAATGCTAATAGAGCTCTATTCAGAGTAGCAGTGGATGATACACCAACACCTGTTATTTCCAAATTTATCAAGGTTGATGGTGATGGTGCAGTCCAAACCATTAAATTCAAACCAAATGATAATTTGTATCTTCGAGTATTTCTCCAAAACGGAACACTATTCAAAACTCAAGATAATGACACATCACCACCATCGCCGCCGGATCCTTTTGTGCAAATTTCAGCAGAGTTTTCGATCAAGAGATTAACGTAATTAAGATTTATAAATTCTTTTAGAAATTATAAATGTCAAAGAGATACATAGAAATTGCATCTGGATATAGAAATAGAAATAATTGGCCTTGTCCGGCTCAATTCGTAGTGCCAATAGATTGTCGCAATAGAACAGAAGAGCCATTAGAAGCTCATGATCCATTGGTAGATAGTTATCCATCATACGCATGGTATCAAGTACCGTATGTTGCTCCTAAATGGTCAGAACCATCGCCAACTATTACAACACCGAGACCTCGTAAAATAAATGGGATTTACTATACTTCATTGTGGCCTTTATCCCCAACCCTTGATCAAAAAATATCAACCACCTCATCTAAAAATTCTGGGTGGTTAACAGCTATGCATTTTTCGGGTGGTACATATGATAAACCAATATTGAATGGTGTTGTATCTTCTCCGCAGAATATTTGGCAATCAACTGGCGGTTCCGGTACTAATCTTGTTTACAATCCATATTACACACCTCAAAAAGATTATTTTGCGGGTGCTTTATTGATTAGATTTACTTCAGATCCATCTTGTGCTTTGAATTCTTGGAATAAAAGTCAGTTAGTAACTATCAACGGGCTTTTTGCGCCCAATCCAGTGCCATCGATTGGAGATGTATTACAACAAGGAGGCGCAAGTGGTACCATCATATGTATTAATTCCCCCACTAGTTTCATTGTGACGTTAACGACTACAACCACACCCACATTTGACCCAGCCAATGGTAATATAACTAATACAACGACTACTTCTGTCGCTGCCCCTGATCCCACGATGAGTACAGATACCACAGACGCTTATGATTACTCCGGGACGGTAGAAACAAGTGTAATAACTTCTTATAATGGTCTTACAGGTACTGTAACGTTATCTTCACCTTTTAGTGAAGACTTTGATCCAAATAATGATTATTATCTCATAGATTTCAACACTGATCCAAATAATGATTGGTCAGATTATGTTTCCGGTGGTCCCAGAATCTTCGTACCGGGTGGTAGTAGTGCCCCCCAAGCTTATGAAGGTTTATATTTCCAGAATTATACATTGTCAAGTGATGTTAATAATTTAGATGTAGGATCAAGAGTTATTAAATACGATTTTGTACGTAAAATAGCATATTTAGATGAACAATTACCATTAAAAACAGACCCGGGTGGGTTAGTAATACCCCCTAATCATGGATTATATGGGAGTAATACTTTCACCATCAGAAAAAATCCACCAATTTCGAGTAAGTCATTCGATAGAATTTCTATTTGTAATGATTCTATTTTAGAATTGAATGTATCGAGAGGGGGTTCCAATTACCAAGTCGGGGAAATTATATCGTCAGTGGCGAATATAACATACTACGATTCACCCACTTCGCCCGTACTTTTTCCAATAAATTATTCATTTCAATCAAAACGTGGTTCCAATCTGAGAGCTGAAATAACTAATGTAGATGTAAATGGTGCTATTCTAAAACTCAAAATTTTACAACAAGGTTTTGGTTTTGTCCGTACTGAAAAATATGAGATTTTACCTTCCACAACTATGGGTAGCAACGGCACCGGTGCTATACTGATAGCATTGAACACTTTTCAATCCATAGAAGTTTATCGAAATAATAATTCAGAATTTGCCCCTAATTTGCAAAAAGGGAATTTTGTATATCTTCCTAATTACGGTAAGATTGGAATAGACGGACTACTAGTAAATAATAGTTCAGTGGCTCCCACTATTCCCAGATATCTATTCCCCCCTAATAGTGCAACCCAAAATTTTAATATCTCCGCTAATATTTTAGACATTAGACAGAGCGGTTATCCACCAAGAGTGACTGGTTGTGATATTCATGGTAACGTTAAAGTCCCAGAGACTGGTATATATCAGGTGGTTAATTCTTTTCAAAAAGATTTTACATTTGGAAATTGGTATGTTACTAATATTCCACAACCACAACCTATCTCGCCTAAGAATCCAATAACAGTATTTTATTTAAAATGTCCGATTGACATTAACAACGGTGGGTTAGATGATCTGGGACAAGAAGCTTACGTTCCAAATCAGGATCCAACAATACCCGGATATAGTTTTAGCAATGGTTATCTACAAAACCAACAAATAGAATATTTACAATATAGTGGTGATAATTTGCATCCATTAAACTTTACGGGAACCAGAGTTTCTCAAAGCCAAGCAGTGTGTTACAAAATCAAGTTAATCTCTATCACATTACCCAATTTACCTCTAGATAATCAAATAGGAGGTTTGATATCATTTTATCCATATCTATACATAGAACTGAGTAATGTCAATTCTCCAATGAGGGGAAATAAAGGAATTATTTATTCTAATAACCCCAACGCTAATAGAGCTCTTTTCAAAGTTAATGTTAGTGATACTAATACACCTATCAGATCTAGATTTATCAAATTACGAGCTGGTGGGTCGGTTCAGACTGTTAAATTCACACCAAACGATGATTTATATTTAAGAGTTTATTTGAAGGATGGAACTCTATTCGAGACTCAGCAAAAAGACACGGCTCCACCTTTGCCACCAGATTTCTTTGTACAAATTTCTGCACAATTTGAAATAGACAGGGTTGATTATCCGTACGGCAAGACATCATCTCTTCATTTACGTGGTTAATCATTTACAACTATTAGTTATAAATGATGTCAAAAGAATACTTTTCCATCTTTAATTTCTATAGATTTATTAAACATATTATCTGGTATTTTTTCTAAATGACTAACTACAAATATTATTTTGTTTTGACATTCAGGCATTTCGAGTATATTTGTGAGAACTTTATAGGCTATGAATGGATCTAAACTTTTCTCTGGTTCGTCTAAAATAAGAACTCGTTTATTGAAATGTATTAGGGGGTATAATACTAGTAGAGCCATTATTACTCTGCATTTTTCACCGGAAGAAATTTTTCCATGAAAAGATTCTTTTACATCAAACCTATCACTCCAATATTTGATACAACATGTTTCTAAACATTTGAAGGCTAATTTTTGATCAAATACATCATTCTTTTTTGGAGTGCATAAAGTCTCTATACTAGCCCTCGAAAAATTGATTCTGTGTAATTCTTCGCATAATTCTATATATTCATCGATGTAATTACTCGGGAGATGTTTATCTATTATAACCCCAGGAATCAAACCTTGAATAGCATGCAAAGTTGTAGTTTTACCAGCACCTGAAGGACCTGTCATTAATATCCTATCTCCAAATTGTATTTCAAAAGATTTGGATTGAACATTAGATATTTTTAATTGATCTAATTGAATATCAATAAATTTTATTACTACTTTACTCGGTATTTGTAGTTGTTTTGGCAAAGGATTGTAATCAACATCTTTAAACAGTTCTAAATATTCGTTATATGAATCTTCTCCTCGTTGTAATGAATGTGAAAATCTAAGCACCCAATTAATTGCTCTAGAAACTTTGTGAAATATTGTCATAAGCAATACAGTTTGTACGTGGGATTTAGAATCATGCATCCAAATAAGTATCAACAAATTGCTAAAATTAATGTAATCGATAGATTTTGCCATATGGTTCCAACCTCTATCGGATTTTTTAGATAAAGTTACATGTTCTAACATCACTTCTTCAATGTCTGATACCTTGGTGTGCCCAAAATTAAGCATTCTTATTCGTTGATTTATCATCATCCTTACATTTAATAATTTTTTGTGAATGTTTTTGTGAATGATCCTAAAATCTTCTTCAGCTTTTCTAAAAATTAGACAATAAATGGATGTACTAGTCAAACTCATTAATACCAGTGTGGTGTAACTTTGAGAAATACAAAATAACATAAATATGGTTTCCAACAATACTATAAATTCATGCAAACCCCAATCTATTATTAAGACTAATGCGTCGGCTGTGCTATTTAATTTTTCTCGGTGTTCATAAGTGCTGATACGATTTTTATCTATCAAAGATAACTTTTCGTATTGTTTCCACCTATCGAGAACAAATTTAGTCTTAATTTTTTTCTTAACCACCAATTTAGCATCAAATACGACATTCCGGCTCCATAATATATCTAACGTATATAAAAAACAAAACAAACTAAGAAAATTGCTAATTTCTGGTTTGGATAAAAGAATTGTAGTTATAAATTCTATACATACCAAGCCTCCTAGACTCGCAAAAAGATAAGCAGAATGTTTGGGGCAATCACACAAGTATTTAAAAACTACTTTTACTAAAGACATTTTAGTAAAAGTTCTTAATATTTTAGGTTTCAAATTTATGTTTCTTATTAAATTTTCTCATTTCATCAATGATGTCGCTACCCGAGATTGCATTCCATATACTGTAGCCTAGTATTTGCCGCGAAGTAATGACAGCTGATGCTAGAGCCGAGCAAATACCCATCATCAAGATATCTTGACCAGTGAGATACAAACCCATAATTTCTGTTTCTGGACGCAACATTCTTACGTTTTTCCACTCAGTAAATCTTTCAGAACTACATTCTAAACCGTATGAACATCCATATTTAGAATTTAAATAGTGTCTGGATGTACTAGGAGTGCCCGAGGTAAAGACTAGTTCCATTTTTTTAGTATGTGGGAAATGTTTATAGAAAACCTTCTTTAAAATTTCAGCATATGATTCTTTTTTATTATCATAATCATGACTGCTCATCTTGAACCACTCCTTGGGATTCGGATAAGGAGATATTATATGAACAGCTGTGCAATGTTCATGTTCATCAAATGATATAAAAATATCTGGAAATCCTTTATTTCTAATCCAAAGGTTTCCTTCTGGTAGATTTAAGTCTTTCTTAGTACCATTGAGTCCGATAAACACGCTGAAATGAGATACACTTGGTTTTAATTTACAAGTGTCTAGAATTGGCATATAGGCTAGTTTAACAGTATTGTGTACCCCGATCGAGCTTATCACGCGTTGGGACAAAAATATACCCCCGTCATCTAATTTAACCCCCCTAACCATATCATAACATGTTAGTATTTCTTTTACTTTAGCACATACGTATATACAACCTTCTTGTTTTTTAATTGTTCTACAAATTTGCCTCACTGCATCCTTGGGAAATTCTACTACACCGTTCATATAGTGTCTGGTTACAGCAGCACCGACCATAGCTAAGCATTTATCTTTCGGAACACCGTGATCACCCTCTTGCATCAACCATGGACCTCTCTTTTTAGAATTTTCAGTCATCCAAGCATCATACGTTTTAGTGGTGTCTGGATAAATAATCCAAAATACAATCCACAAAATATAAGCAATCCATGATGGTAATACTTTGAAATACACAAACCATTTCAATCTATCAGCCATTTTCTTCACTTTTTTAGGATCTACTTTCATTGTTTGTTGCCATTCGTGTTTACCTTTTCGTAACACGTATTGTTTGTCGTTTTCATAAAACGTCTCAACAATTTCTTCTTTTTTGGGCTTCATTGGACATCTACCATTGGTAATAAAATTCCAAGCAGTTGTCATGTCATTATCAAATACTCCAACATAATGATTCCCCGTACTAAAAACTACACGTTGTTCGCTAAAAGTATGTAAGCATCCTCCAGGCCTGTCATGAGCTTCTAATACTAAGACTTTCATACCTCGTAAGCTTAACGTCGCCGCTGTAGCTAACCCACTAAGTCCTGAACCTATTATTATAGCGTCCCATGTAGTTTTATCCATAGTTTTTTTACTTCGCCATTTTTTATACATTTTCTTAAAGAAATTGTGTATAAAAAATCATTTTATATCAAATTATGTTTTTGAAATACTACTCTTAATTCATTAACAACCTCATACGAAAGTTTCTTTTGTTTTTTAACTTT